GGGGGGGGGCTCGGCTATTTAAGTTGGAGAGGTCGCGTTTTTTTTTCTGGCTACAATGTTAGTGCCGCCAGAAAAATCACCTTCACCATGCCTGCCAAATACAAGTTGGACAACGAACAATACTTCATGGTTACATACTCCGCTTTACCCGATGGATTCGATGAGGCACTCTTTGAGCCTCTTTTTGAACGACTTGGATGCGACTACCGGATTGGTCGAGAGCTTCATAAGGATGGAAAGCCTCATGTCCATGTTATGTGTGTCTTTGCGGATGGTTATACCGACGGAGACGCCCGACGAACGTTTACGATTGGAACGCGTGTTCCTAACATACGCGTCCGTCGCACACGACCTGAACGCGGCTGGGATTACGTCGGAAAGCATGCTGGTACGCAAGACGGGCATTATATTATCGGCGAGAAGGGGACTCGACCCGGCGGAGATGACGATGGCGCTGAGCGATCCGCCAATGACGTCTGGCATGAGATCATACTTGCACGGACGCGTGAAGAGTTTTTCGACCTTGCTGCGCGTTTGGCTCCTCGACAGTTAGCGTGCTCCTTCGGTCAGCTCACCATGTACGCGGACTGGAAGTATCGACCCGACATTCAACCATACAGCTCACCGGAAGGGGATTGGAATGTGCCTTGGGATCTTTCTGATTGGGTAGGTGACAATCTTCGTCGTACGGGGGGTAAGTGTCCGCTGCGCTCGGCGGTTCTCATTCTCAGCTAGGGGTTTTTCTTAACTCAATGCTGTGTGTGTTGACCGCTTGGCAACCCGCTCCGTTCCACTCCGCTCTAGCCAAGCTTACGTAAGCAGGTAGACCCAAAGGACTCGTGTTGTTTGGTACGACTAGGCTTGGAAAGACAGTGTGGGCTCGATCATTAGGCACCCACGCCTATTTTGGGGGGCTGTGGGATATGGCTGAGTTTGACCCAGTTGGGGCTGAGTATGCAGTGTGGGATGACATGGTGGGCGGCCTCAAAGCGGGGTACTTCAACTACAAACAATGGATGGGGGGTCAATACGCTTTCACCATTCAGGACAAGTACGGAAAGAAGAAGTCAATTAAGTGGGGCAAGCCAAGCATCTTCATCTGCAATGAGGATCCGAGAGACCTGCCACCAGTATACAATGACAGGGTGGGTATAGATTGGGCTTGGATGGAGGAGAACTGTGTTTTCTACGAAGTGAAGGACGCTATCTTTCGTGCCAATAGAGGGTAGACTCGCAACGAAATGACAAATTGTTGGTGGTCTGCGCGCCCGTGCGTGGCTTAAACAAATCAACGATCCAATAATCCCCCATGCCGGTGTTGCCTAGAGTGGAGAAGAAAGAGGGGTTGACCGTACCGCCTTGCTCATCGTCGTAGTACAGCAGGTTCTTGCGCATCGGGTGCCACTTGCCATACTTCCGAATGACTCCCTCCTCATTGCCGGAAGCGATAGTGCGTATGCGGTCATATTTTAGCGTGACGCGTTCGGAATCCACTTTCGCGACCATTGGATCCACCCAATCTACGTTGATTGCTCCTTCAAATAAGACACCGAAGAACGTGGCTTGATCAACAGCGCCTAATGTGTTGAGAATACGAGTCCATCCGACGCTAATTTCTCGAGCGGGGGCATATCCGCCATTCGATGCAGGAAGGGCCCCTCCCATTGTTTCACCACCCTTGTACGTAAAACAGATACGACGCCATTGCCATGGCATCCCGTCAGCCACTTGGATCTCAATGTTCTCTTTGAGGCCAACCATATAACAGAGTGACGCAGTTCGTGTGGCTTTATCGAATTTATTACCGGGGCGTCCAGTGTTGGCGTCAGTTCCAGTGGTGTTATCGCGTGCGGTTGCACAAAAGGGGAAGCAATACACATCAAGTCCGCTTGAACCTTTGAGTACGGCGGGTTGAGTGCCATAGGTGGTACTTCCGACAGGTGTAGCATTGGTTGTGTTGGTCCACGTCAACATCTTGTCGCGCTTTTTCTCTGACGTGATGTTGAGGAGCTTCTTGCGGGTGAACCGCTTGTTGCGTCGATAGCGTGGCATCTTGTCTCAATAGCGTCGGCGGTATGTTCTCCTTATGGGCCGATAAGTAGTACGATAGGGCCGAGACGAAATCCTTGTTCGCGAATAGCTGGCTGGCCGCGGTCGATACGTTCGGCGATAGGCGCGGCGATAGGGCATTACGGGGATAAGGGCAAACTCCGCTGCAACGTCCGTCGTTCTGACAAATTCCAGGAATGCACATGTTGTGTTGTGTTGGGGGAGGGGGGGGGCTCGGCTATTTAAGTTGGAGAGGTCGCGTTTTTTTTTCTGGCTACAATGTTAGTGCCGCCAGAAAAATCACCTTCACCATGCCTGCCAAATACAAGTTGGACAACGAACAAT